ATATGATATAAAAATAAATGTATCTTAAAAATTCGCATTACTAAAGAGCACTTTCGCAAATTATTTTTATATGATATGTACTGACATTATTATCGTCATTTATCTTTATTAAACACTAATGATTTTTGCCGAGAATAAATTTATTTTCGGATCTTACTTCAGAAATCACATTGGAGTAAAACTCCAATATTGAAACTTGTTTCAATGTGATTTCATTTAGGTAACGGATACCTTAAGAAATTAGATAATTACTCTTATATGGATATAAAAAAAGATAATGAACTAAATAAAATCTATAATAATACAACATCAAGCGATCAAACTATATTTGATGCATTTAATAGTTTTATTTTTTCTAAAGATAAAAGAATTATCTCAAAGATGATGTATAGATATGAACTTCTTCAAAAAGTCAAACATCTTCCAGGTGATATTGTTGAGATTGGTGTTTTTAAGGGATCAGGCATAGCAACGTGGTGTAAATATTGCGATATGTTAATACCTAATTCAAATAAAAAGGTAATTGGATTTGATATCTTTGGGTTAAACCCTTCATTATTTAATACGTATAAAAATGGAAATACTATGATACCTGTATTAAAGAGAGTTCCACCCGATGATATTTTAATTGAATCTGTAAGAAAAAGACTACTTAATGCAAATATACAACAAGAAAAATTCATACTTGTAGAAGGAGATGTTTGTAAAACTACAAAGTCTTTTGCTAAAGAAAATCCAGGATTTCGTATTTCATTACTCTATCTAGATCTTGATTTAGATGAGCCAACATATGAAACCCTTCAAAATTTGTGGGACAGAGTTGTTCCTGGAGGGTATATTGTATTTGATGAGTATGACTATCATTATTTTGATGAATCAAATGGCGTAGATCGATTTTTAAAGGAGAGAAATCTAAAATATACGGTTTGTTCTACTAATATATGCTGCCCTTCTGCATATATTGTTAAGGAGTAGTTTCATATACCACACTCGTGTATAATCTTTTTAATAAGATTCCATACTGTAAGTTTTTTCTCAAAATTATCTATAAAATAGATAGATCCAGCCATTAAAATAAGCGTCATATATTTTATATGAGTAATATCTAAATTTCTCTTCTTTAATTCATCTTCAAATAAAATGCATGTTTTACTTAGGTACAATTCATTGATTGTATCTCCGTATATTATATAATCAAATCCTAAGATTGATTGATATAACTTAGCATAATCATACATCTTATCACCATTTGTTGTATAGATATTTCCAATCATCCCTCGCACATCAATCACTTTAATAATATTACCATTTATTATTATATTACTAAACCACAAATCTCCATGAATAAGTGGAACTATATTTATCTTATAAGTTTCTAACATCTTCTCAAGTAAAATAAATAATTTTTCTTTTACTTGAGTTAGATCATCAAAAGGATATTGTATTTTATCTGCAAGTCTCGAATATAATTTATCATAATAGAAATTTTTAATGTCATCTTCATTTATTGTAATTTCATATTTTTTATTATGAAATAATTCAACCATGTCTAAGATATTTATTAGATCCTCTTTTATTAATATACAGTTTTTATATTTATTATATAATGTAATACCTTCTATGTAATTGAGTTCAATAATAGATGTCTTTTCTTTTTCAAGATAAGAATATACATATGGAAAGTATTGCTGCAGAGTATAATCTTCAGACACTATTTTATACATTAAATATTCTGCTTTTATTTTATCAGATGGTCCTTCTTTAATTACTTTATTTTCTTTAAAAGAGATTTTATTTAACCTATTTGATGCATTCATATTACTTAATAAGTAATGCTTTTATATTTTTTAAGTATCCTTATAGTAAAAGTTGTTATTATTTAGGTATTAAAGATTTATTTATTATATATAATCATGGCTTTTATTAAAGAGACTTTAAATATTATATTTCCAATGGCTGGCGATGGTATGCGTTTTGGTGGTGTATTTAAACCATTCTATTATGTAGGTGAGTCTTATTTTATTGAACTTGCTAAATATAGATTTGATATATTTAATGAATTTTATGATGTTAAATACCATTTGATCTATCGGAAAGATCAAGAAGATAAATATTCAATTACATCAAAGTTTAAAATGCTTTTTCCAAATGATACTTTGAATTTCTGTATTATTTCAGATAAAACAAGTGGACCATTGCAAACTGTAATAAGAGCATTATCATTATATAAAATTACAGGTCCATCATTTGTATGTGATTGTGACTTAAGTATTAACCTTGAATTATTCTTAAATCTTCTACGTTCACCATTTAAGTACGATTACATTGTAAGCGCATATCAAATCCCAAAAAGTCATTGGTTTGAATGGGGAAAGATTATTTTAAATTCAACAGATACAATTGTAGGGTTTTGTGAAAAAGAAGACCCTACAACTCCTGGTACTGTTTTAGGATTAATTGGATGTCACTATATTAATGATATAAATATGATAAGAAAGTATGAAGAATTATCAAGTTTTTCTTCTTGTTTTGAAGAAGAATTGTTCAAGAAAAAAACATTTAAGTATCTTGAAATTACAGATGCTAATTTTTTTGGAACACCATATTTGCTTAACTCTTTTAAATTATCTATAGCTCAAAGAAAGACATTTTTTATTGATATTGATGGAACACTTATATATACCACAGACCCAATTACATATGATTCTTCATTAATAAAGATTATCCCAGGAACATTAGATATGCTTACAATTTATAAAGAACAAAATCATATTATTGTCTTAACAACTGCACGAAAGGACGAGTGTAAAATGATAAAACTTCTTGCAGATTTAAAAATACCATATGATAAACTTATTACAAATATATCTTCTGGTCAACGTATTCTTATTAATGATAAAAAGCCTTATTTTCCTTTACTCTGTACAGCCGTTGCTTACCAGCCAGAAAGAGACAAGGGAATTTTAGGAATTTCAGGAATTCCATGTCCTACTCTTATTAAGAAGATGTTTGCTTTTTCTGCTGCAGATGTATATCTTGTAGAAGTTAATGGAGTTGAGTTTATTAGAAAGTATATTAGTAAATCAAATCTAATACACTTTGAAAATCTAAAGAGGCAAGTTGATGATATAAAGCGATTTAATTTTTATTGGCCTGGTTCTTGTCCAAAGATTTTAAATGTATTTGAAAATAATGATGAATTCTATTATGATATGGAATACCTCTCTTCTCATGTTCTTTTATCAAGTCTTAATAAAGATGAACAATTAATCGTGGTAGATTCTATTTTCTCAAGGCTTATTAAAGATGTTTACTGTTACAAAAAGAAAATCAATGGTCATGAATGGGTTACCAATTATATAAATGAAAAAATCAATCCTAGATTAAATGAAATTGAGGGATATGATGAAGTCTTTTATACACTTATTAATTCATCCTCTCTACTTATAAATAATAAATCTATTATGGGACTTCGTTCTCTACTTGAAAGGATTGATATCTTTACTTATACCCCTTCTGAAATTCAACCTATTCACGGAGACCTAACTCTTCAAAATATATTGTACTGTAAATCAACAAATGATATTAAACTAATTGATTTATGTGGTACAAAGTATATGGATTCCTATTATCTTGACATTGGAAAAGTATTTCAGTCACTTATTGCAAGATATGAAGAATGGAATCAATTTGAACTATTTCAAATATTAAATAAAGATTCATTTTCTCTAAATACCTTTAACTTGGAGATTAATTCTAAATCTATTGGATCAATTATGCATAATTTTAAAGATGATTCAAATATATTCAAGAAAGGTGTTTTTTATATGATTACACACCTAATACGAGCAATTCCGTATTTTTATAAAAAGGATAAACAAAAGGCATTTTATACAACTTTATTATCTTGTTGGTATCTTTCATTAGTAGATAGTATTTAAAAGTCTTCTTACTTATTAGAATATAATGAATTTGACTGGAATTTCTATTTATTATGATGGAATGGATATTCAAAAGTATTCAACTAATCCTCATATTTCAGGCTTTACTACAAACTGCACAGTCTTTTCAAAGTGCACAGAAAAGAACTATAAAGAATATTATAATTCTATAAAAGAGAATATAGGTAATAAAAGTCTATCGTTTCAAATATGGGAAAATAATATTTTGTTAGCAAAAAAACAAATTGATTCTATTTATGATATTAGTTCTACACTTTTTGTAAAGATTCCTATTATTAATATATCTGGAGAATATAATGATGAACTCTATAAATACGCAATGTCTAAAAATATGAATATCAACATTACATGTTTATATACAATTGAACAAATCTCTCATGCATGGGATCTTTTCAAGAATTATCGTAATAATATAATTGTATCTGTATTTGCTGGACCTATTTCGGATACAGGTGTAGATCCAGATCCATATATTTTACATGCTGTAGATCTATTTGAACCAAATTCAAAGTCTAAAATTCTCTGGGCAGGATGTCGTGAAATATACTCTATAAAAAGAGCATGTGATCTTGGATGCCATATTATAACTGCACCAGATACAGTTATTGATAAATTATCATCTCTTGGAAAAGATTTAACAATTGCATCAATTGAGCGTGTAAAGACTTTTTACAATGATGCTGTCAAGAGTGGGTTAGTATGCTAGTGTTTCAACTTATATAAAAAGAAAGTATATAATATTTTCTTTTTACTAATATGATATATAATTCTATGTTCTTTTAATTTCAACCTAATACGCTACTGGTCTTTCAATTCCAACCCAATAATCTTCTGGTTTTTCCCATAAAATTCTTCTATACTTTAATTCGAATTTTCTTAATCCTAATCCCTCATTTTGTATATAATTTCGTAATACAATTTCAATACCACAACTTGTATGAAATGGATGAACAACACTTCCGTTACACACACTATTAGTACCATGAGAAGTTTTAGGATGAGGATTAGGTATTGTGCGGGCCTCATCTGAATAAGAAAATTTATAAGGATAATTATAATATATCTTCATGGCATTATTTCTTCCTAAGACAATTTGATCATTCATCATTATATTTTCATCAAATCCAGAAGGGGCATGAGTTTCTGTAGAAGGGACATAAATAATTGAATTTTCTATATTATCTAGTGGAATAATACCATCAATATACCAATCATTTCTAAGTTTTATAACAATATCACTATCTGCAAATCTATCTTCAAAATGTTTATATGTTAAATATAAATTTGACCATTGTATTATTGTATTTTTAGTAATATGATGTGTACTTTGTGAAATATTTGTATCATCTAAAATTTTTGTTGTACATGTATTTGTCTCAAATAAATGCTCTTTATTTAAATACTTGAAAAAGGGTCTCCACTCTTCTATACTTTGTGATCCTACATAAATTTCAGCATTATATTCATCAACTTGTGTTTTTAATGTGCACCAATTGTCCGCATTTCCTCGCATGAGTCCACTGAATAAAATTCTAACAACCATATACATGTATATACTTTTAATAACTTTAAGTATATAAAAAAACAATAGTTGCTAAATTATTTAATTCATGTACTATATCTATAACCTCATTTGTCCAGATTTTTTTTGCCAATATAATTACATTAATTGGATTTTCTATATCTTTTATTTTTGTAAATGGTGATATCATATATTCTGTTCCCAATAAATAATTTCCCTGTTTTGTTTTATCATTATCTAAAATGCCTGCTATATTCTCTTTATTCTTTATATTTTGTATAAGTACTTGTGTCCAAAATCCTGCACCAATTATATAAGAATTTTCTGGAATACTAAACTCTTTAGTAAAATATTCTTTTGTATACAAATGTCTTTCATTCTGTATTTCTCTTTCAATCTTATATATATTAGTATCTTTTATAAAGTAATAAAAGGTTGAAAATCCAAATCTACGATGTGACTTCAAGGTAAATCCATATTTATTATATATATATACAATATCGTGAAAGTTATACATATATGTGTGTTCACGTGTAATATGTACACTTGTAGTATCATCCATATTAGGTATTGATATTATAATTTCATTAACATTATTCTCTTGACAATTTTGTAAAAATTTATTTGGATTATATAGATGTTCAAAAACATGTGACATAATAAGAACAGATTTATCATCAAACATGTAATTTTCACAATTTCCTTCAATATATTTTATACCATTTCTTTTTTGTGCAGTTTCAATAGAAAAATCAAAGATTGTGTAATCTGTAAATCTATCAATTAATCTATTAAGAAGGATTTGAGAACTAGCCCCAATTTCAATCAGTGGACTATTTGCATCAAGGTTATTCTTAATGAATTTACTAAACTCATCATGATGCTCGTTCCATATTTTACTATGAGAATTATCAAGAGGGTACTTTCCACCATATAATATTGTAGGATCAAGTAGATTCATTTGCTGAACAGAATAACAATATTCACAATAACCTAATTTCATATTCCAAATTATCTCTCTATGATTTTCCTCATGGACACATTTTATAGGAAAATTATTATATTCTATAAATGGATGTAATACTTTATCTTCGCACAATACGCATAGTTTGCGTTCTGTAATTGTTTCTACCATAAATATACATATTGTATATCTTTAAATCTATTTAAAGATATAGTATCAAAGATCTAGTATATAATGACAATTATTTATCAAATACCAGATTGTTCAAACTATGAATTCTATCATTGGTTTTATTACGCCCTTGCTACATTACATGAAATTAGAGATATTTCAGGGACAGTTTTTTTTACAGTACCTATGCAAAACTTAGAATTTCAAATAAGTTCCCTAAAATTACTGGAGCATACATTTAAGTGTGTGAATGATATCAATGACCTACCTGATAAAGACAATATTGTATATACAAAATTACATAATATTATAGCAGGTCATAATAATATTCCTGAACAAAAAGAAATATACTCATTTTTACGTAAAAATTTACTTGATAAAAACACATTTTCAGATATAAAGCATTTATCTAGATTAATTTATATCTCAAGGGGGAAAACATCCACTAAAGTACGTCACGTATTGAATGAATCTATAATTATACCTCTTTTAAAGGAAGTAGGTTTTGAAATTATCTATCTTGAAGATTATCCATTAAACGAAAAAATAAAAATCTTTATGGAAGCAAAACTACTAATCTCATCTACAGGTGGCGCACTTTCATTAGGTATATTTTTAAATAAAGATGCTCATGTTATTCAACTTGTAAATGATAATGTATTTCAATGGGGTATGGCATTTTTTCCAATCTTTAAAGAACTGAATTTGACAGTCACACAATATACAAATTTTTCTACTGTTGATAATGATATGAATCCAGTTACAAGTAGATGTGAAACTGCAAATATTATATTAGATGATATAGCAGATTTTATGAACTGTATAGATAAATGCTTAAAGAATGTATAATTAACTATATAAATATGCATATAGCACTTCTCATATATGGGCGAATTAATCAATTTAGAGATAATTATGTAACTTTATTTAATCATATTGGAAAAGAGCATACTATTGATGTTTTTCTATCTTCGGATGATGCATTAAATAGTGAATTAAATGAATTTATAGAATTGTACAAACCTAAAAGGTATTGTAATGACAAAATAAAACACGAAGGAAAACTTAAAACATATGCATCATGGGATAAAAATGTTACACATAATAAAGCTATATATAATGTAGAGTGTCACTATATAAATAAGAAACGCGTATTTACACTTCTTGAATCTTACAGTAGTGAAGCATCTGTCTCTTATGACTGTGTTATATCTACACGAATTGATCTAGAATTCTTAACACCATTTAATTTAATAAATCCTCTAGACAATACAATCTATATCCCAAATCAATGTGATTTTGTTCAATATGGAATTAATGACCAAGTCGCATATGGTAATATGAATACAATGAGTAAATATATGAATATATATGACACTATTTTTTTCCTTTTAGATAATAATCTTACTGTGCCTCATTCAGAAAAAATGACTTTTTCAAATATACAATATCATAATCTAAATGTCGTTAGAGTTCCTATATCATATAATTATAATAAAAAAGATGCTGCTATTGTACTTACAGGTGCGATGGCTTCGAGAAAAAAGGCATATTCTACTGCCAATGATAATGTTATACAAGACAAAAGTGAGTATATTAATTTTAAAGCAACATATTTAGGAATTAAGAAAAATATAATAGATGCAAATCCTGAATATAATTTTGAAATTTTTATAGCATCATGGAATCCTGATCTTGAACAAGAACTTACTGAACTATATACACCAGCAAAGTCAATATTTGAAAATAATGAAAACTATAGAGGTTATTTAAGTTCACTTGGAGGATATTATTCAGTAGCATCACATGCATTAAGCCTAAAAAAAGGCATAGAACTTGTAGAATTATGTAATAAAAGGTACGAATATGTGATATGGGATCGGTTAGATTGCCTTTTATGGAAAGAATTGAAACTTTCTACTTATGATCCTGAAAAACTATATACTCATAAATGGAATAATGCAAATTCTGATTGTTTTTTTGTCATGAATTTAAAAACAGCATCTATTTTTAAGAATTTAATTAATAGTGCAGAAAATGGAAATATTCCAGCAACACATTCTTGGATAAAAAAATATGTAGAAGAATATATGAAAATGCAACTTTTTGAATCTGAAATTATTCCTGGTGAACACTGGGAACTTATTCGTAAATTATATTCAAATTCTTATCTATCAAATAAAATAAGTGAATCTACTATTAATGAGTATGGGTTAATACTTGATGAAATCAAAGAATATTAGTGATACCTAAACATTTATATAAATTATTTAATATAAATGAAATCAGTTACATTAAATAATATTTTAATTGATCATGAAACACCAACGCCTTTATGTGAAATTATGGGAAGAAATAAAAGTGATAAGGGTAGTATTGATATCACAAAATCATGGCATAATTATACTAGTTATTATTATTCTTTATTTAAAGATCTAAAAGATAAACCTCTTAATATTTTTGAACTAGGAATTGGTTCACAAAAGTCAGAATTTCCAAATAACATGGGAGAGAATGGTCGCCCTGGCGCATCACTCTATGGTTGGAAAGAATTTTTCCCAAATGCACATATTTTTGGAGCCGATATAGATACTTCTATATTATTCAAAGATGAACGTATTAAGACATTTTATTGTGATTCACGTAATCCAGAAGTTATAACTTCTATGTGGAAAAATACAGAATTATCTGAATCATTTGATATAATTATAGACGACGGCTTACATATACTTGATGCAAATATAACTTTTTTTGAAAATAGCCTAGATAAATTATCTCCAACTGGATTATTTATTATTGAAGATGTTGCCTCTTTTAATGAGTGTTATCTTCATATTCATTATTTAAATTCTAAATATAAAAATATCTCTATTCAACATGTAAGTATACCGTGTCCAGTAAATACAAATGGTGATAATAATTTAATTATTATTAAGAAAAATCTGCCTTAATACTCACCATACATACATTTCAAAATAAGATAATCTCTTCCTCGGCACGGTTTACGCTCCATATAATCATACAGAAATCCCTGTTCATCTCTTACAGGTATCTGCTTCCAGAGATTACGTTCACATAAGAAATATAAATTTAAAATTCCTTGGTCCATTCTACGAGCAATAGGATACTTTTCACTTAGTTCAAAAAGTCTATCTACTGTGTTTTCCTCTATAATTTTTGTATCATATATGCACATCGTCCCTTGAAAGTAATCAGTTGATAAGTTATATGTGCCAAGCATCTGTACCTTTTCAATTACAGTTTCAAACATATCTAAACAGAATTGAGTGCTCAGTTTCCATTCATATGTAGGATAAGCATCACTGTGTGCGTAAATACAATTAGAAGGCTCACATGATCTCTTCATTCTCTCTAAAGGCCCATTAATACGTGCGCCTGCATCTAAGTAAAAGACTATATCCCATTGTCTAAAAAAAGTATCAAAAATGTGAAACTTATTGTACATAAACCCTCGTGGCATAACATAACTATAATCTTCATGTTCAGGATGTTTGCGCCATACATTTAAAATAGTCTCAAAGTTTCTATCTTCTACTTCTCGAAGTATTACATTCATCATCTTAGCAACATCCTTTACCTCATCATGATTATAGAGTGTAGTCGATACTAAAAGGACAATATCGTCAGTCCATTGACCAACTTGTCTAGCCATCTGAATTGATTGAAATGCTTTATTGATATATGGCTCGTTAGATAGAAATACAAGTACCCATTTTTTCTGCATTCTATTTTTAGTATAAAGAATATCTTTAAACAAAGGTATATAATGAAGTGTAGTCTATATACATGGCAGAATACATATAAAGATATTTCAGGACTCATTGTACAAGCATCTGCTTCAGATGGTTCAGACTCATGGCAATTATTTCCTATTGGAATGTCTTGGCCTTTTGCTGTACATTCACATCTAAAAGAAGCACTGCAAATTGCTACACATAATGCTACAGTATTACGTGCATTAAAAGATGTTACAGACCAATATCGTAGAGGATCTACTGAGTTTAATCGAAAAGTATTTTGTAGAAATCTAGCAAAAAATGGCATACAAAATAACGAATTACATCATGAACACTATTTCACTTTTCTACCATCCTATAAATTTGTAATAAGCCCAGAAGGAAATGGAATTGACTGTCATAGACATTATGAGGCACTCTTGGCAGGATGTATTCCCATCATTGAACACAATCCACTTATTGAAGAGAAGTATAAGGGATGTTCTATTCTCTATACGACCGACTATTCTGAGATAACAGAAGAGTATCTTCAAGAAAAATATGAGGAAATGCTTCATAAGGAGTATGATTTTTCAAGACTCTTTCTAAGTTTCTATTCAGATGAAGAGCAGAAACTTATTAAGCAATGTGGTAATTATTGGTTAGGACAAAATAGAATACCAAAGTGGTATTCTTAAGAGGGCTGTACAAAGTCCTCAAGATATTTACAATGTACATGAATACAATTTACCTTAAATGCTGCACCCTTTTCATTCTTAAGATATAAATAGCGTATACCATCAATAAATCTCCACTCGTAGTTATACTCATTATACATTACATCATTACCCCACCAGACTTGTCCCCTGCGAAACCATTCATTACGATGCGTTTCATCTGGACCTCCCACACGAATTCCAATACCAAGGCCATCAAAGAGTTCTTGATTAAAATACTCGAAATTTTCCCAAATGGAGGCTGCATATCTCTCATCCTTCCACAAACCAGGAAGCATCAATGCACGTGCACGATTTTCAGGCTTCTCAAGCCATTCGCCAATGGCTCCCATCTCTGAAATAAAGTCAGTATGATGCTTAATGAACTCTAAAAAATATGTATTCAAATCATGTAATATGTTTACGGATTTAACATAGCAAAATGCAGAGCACATATGTTTATTCTGTACACGTGAAAATGTGATCTCCTTTGTCCTAAATTTAGGGAGCAGGTCCTCTGGTTTGAAAAAGATAAGCATATCTAATTCAAGAAAAAGAACATCTTCTTGAGGATAAATTCTGAGAAATTTCTCAAGTACAAAGAAACGTTCAAAAGACCGAATAAAAAGTAATTTGCGATCACCGATATTTTCTGCAATACAGAATCTTGAGTAATTATCTTGGACAGTCTGTGTAAATTCTGCATCAGTAAACCATTCATATGGTAGAATCTTTACAGAGTATTTTTTTAACTCATCAATATATTTTGAATTCATATCATCTATAATAAATACAATTTCTCCTGAAAAGAAGACTCTTGCATGCTTAACAGTATCTACACAATAATGAGGTAGTTTTCCAATAAATGTATATACAAGTATCATATATATATATATATTTATTTGATAATATCTTTAGACTTTGATAAATTCAGAGGGCCAAAATAGATCTGGATTAAAAGTTGGACCAATAGAAATTCCTGGAACTACTATTTTCTTAGAAGGATTCTTATTCAAGTAAGCTCCCCACCACCCAAGAGTACTCTTTGTAGTGAGTATCATATGGTCACATTTAGTCATAATTGCTAAATCTTTAATTGTATCATTCACTTCACAGAATAGAGTATTTGGCATATTTTGTTTACACCAATTCATATCTGATTCATTTGAGTTACCCTTTTGTTGATTTCCTCCTGTAAAGAGCAAAAATATATACTTATCATCACTGAATTCTACATTTTGTGCATAGTATATATATCTTAGAAAAATTTGTGGAGTCTCATGTGTTTCACGATAATCTCCACGACGAAAATGTATACCTACAATTTCTTTATTTGGATACCTTTGTTTAATTGATTCAATATAGTCTGTAGAAAATGCATCAATAGAATCTACAAATGTATACATAGAAATAATATCATTTTTATAATCTTTAAAAAAATGTTCTGATTCAAAATGTCCATGAAGTGCTACAGACCCACTTATATCAAAAAATCGACGATCAAGTACCTCAAGATGATTTTGTGCCTCTCTAAATAATTCAAGATGAGTACAATTATTCGGATTTATTGATGGTATAGTATGTTTAAAATTATGCAATAGACAACTCTGTCCATCGGCAACTCGTGTATTAATATCTTCTGGAAGATAAACCTGTGAATTATTCTTTAATGCAAGTGCCTTTAAAGCTGCCAATTGAAACATTTGGTTCCCAAGACGACCACATCTGCCTAATTCCGGAAAAAAAAACATCTGTAAGTATAACCCTGCGATATTTAAGCCTAAATAAAAGACATGAACTTTGTAAAATGATCAAGGCGATCTTCTTTGATCTAGACGGAGTCCTGTTTGATGGAAAGGTATTTCATAGAGATCTTTTTTTAATGACTGTATCGCAATTTGGAATACAAGGGGTAGATGAAAGTTTTCATGAAGAATATTTAGAGGGACTTTCAACAAAGCAGAAAATAGATATTCTTATTACAAAAGGACTACTAACTCCTAAGAGTAAGATGGATTTCTTTGATATTAAACAGAATTTAACTGAAATTGCACTCTGTGGTAAACAAAAACCTAATGAATATCTTATCTCAATTCTTCGGATACTTAAGGAAAAGGGCTACAGACTTATCTGTGTAAGTAATTCAATTACAGGTACTGTAGAGAGGTCACTATATTTAACAGGTATTCTTGACCTATTTGATTCATTCTATGGAAATGAATCATGTGCAAATCCCAAACCTTCACCTGACCCATATCTGAATGCATTTCAAAAGGAGGGACTTGCGCCAAATGAGGTTATTATTCTTGAAGATAGTGTGTATGGGCGCATGGCAGCATATGCTTCTGGAGCTCATATACTGCCTATTGTAGATCCTATGGATGTTACTCTTGATAAGATACTAAAGGCAATTCACCAAGTGAATCAAGGACACATGTCAGAAGAGAAGAAGACACTTCATGTGGTTGTACCTATGGCTGGACTCGGTTCACGATTCTCTAAGGCAGGATACACTATTCCTAAACCTTTTATTCCTGTCTTTGGAAAACCGATGATTCAATGGGTGATTGATAATATGAAAGTACATCCTGAGATCTATGGAGGTGTTGCTGTTGCAATTCCCTGGGCTCTAAAGTTTCATTTTATTGTACAGCAGACTCATCTAGATGCCTATGATTTTAATGCCCTCTGTAAATCGTGTGATATTGACTATACAATTACACCGATTACATCTATAACTGAAGGTGCAGCTTGTTCGGTACTTCTTGCAAAGGAACATATCAATAATAATGAACCACTAGTCACTGTAAATTCAGACCAGTTTCTTGAATGGGACCAGAATGAATTCTATCGTGCACTCTGCAATGATGAATTTGACGGGTGTATATCAGTCTTTGAACAAAATAATCCCAATGATATAAAATGGTCGTATTCAAAGACTGATTTAAAGGGTATTGTAACTGAAGTTGCTGAGAAGAAATATATTAGCAACTGGGCAACCACTGGAATCTATGGTTGGAAGCATGGGTCAGATTATGTACGCTATGCTGAAGAGATGATTGCAAAGAATATCCGTGTAAATAATGAATTCTATGTATGTCCAGTCTACAATGAGGCGATTGCTGGAGGTGGTGTCTTTAGAAATCTAGTTTGTAAACGTCTGTGGGGCCTGGGTGTACCTGAGGACTTAGAGATTTTCCTCAAGATCTATGCAGATGGAACCAAGGCCAAGAACTCTTGATGAACTTGAAAACGTGTATTTGAGTATGAAGAAACATCTAGATATACCTACTTCCTGGACATGGCGTTCAAATCTTAGAGAGACTTCTCTAGATACATCTACTTGCCTGGCTATCTATACATATGGACCATGGAAACTTCATTCACCGAGTTGGGCTCGACTTATGGAGTGGATGAGGCCTTTATGCAAGGCAGGTATTCTCTTTTCTGTGGGTGACGGACCTATAGAGGATCGTGGAGTTCTACACTTTACTTTACATCAATGTAGTGCATTTGGTAGTGAAAAGAAGGTGTATGATGGAGCCTTCCTAGAACCACTTCTAAAAGAACTTGCAGGCCTTCGCATTCTTTTCCGCGGACTTCTTGTTACACCCACTGGAATTGCACTGCGTGGTTACCCAAGTACATATCAAGGACTTCAAAAACTTATGGGAGTTCGTAATCGGTTGCGTGAAACCTTTCAGGGCGCTGGAGTACCTTTTGATCCCCCTTATATCAATGATATCTGTCATGCAACTCTCTTTCGCTGGACAACAACTCCAACTCAAGAAATGGTAGACCATATTCAGAAGGGCATTGACAAATGGTCAGAATGTATCCTCGCTGAACTTTCTCCTTATCGCTGGTCAGTAGGATATGGAACCCTTCGTATGTTTACTCAGGAAATTACAGAACTTGCAAGCATCTGGACACCTCAGAAGATTGCACATCGTGGACTTATTAATGGGCCAAATCATCACGCTGAAAATTCAATCACTACTATTACAGAATGGTGTCGTCAGGGTCATGCAAGTGAGATTGATATCTGGTGGCACCAGGGGCGCTTCTGGATTGGACACGATGAACCTCGCGAACCTGTAAGCCCTGAATTTCTCCGTCCTGAGTATTTATGGATTCATGCTAAGAATCCTGCTGGATTCTATCATCTGCAAAAACTTTCGAATGAAAAAGGGTGGGGGCTCAGAATATTTTATCATACTGATGAAGACTATGTACTAACAACAACTGGAGATACAATTATCTATCCAGGACTTCCTGATATGGAGGGATGGACTTATATGATGCCAGAAATGGGCAGTATCATTCCCACAGTTGCAGCCAAGATCTGCTCAGATTATGCATAAGTTATTATATGGCTTAAAGTTTATTATATATGTTAGTCTAGATGTCATCAAATATTATAGATAAGTGTCGTATTTGTGAGAATACTAAACTTACTACAGTTATTGAACTGGGCGACCAAGTAATCACTTCGAGGTTTCCCCTTTTAGGTGATACATCAACTCCTATCATTCCTATTTCACTCTGCATGTGTGCACAGTGTGGTCTCTTACAGTTACTTCAAACGACAAACTCATCTGAAATGTATGAACATGAGTATGGATATCGCTCAGGCATTAGTAATACTATGAAGACTCATCTCAAGTCATATCAAGAAGAAATCTGTAAAAAAGTAAGTCTATCGCCAGGTGATATTATACTTGATATTGGAAGTAATGACTCAACTATGCTTCAATACTATAATGCAGATCTAGTTCGCGTTGGCATTGATCCCACTGGAAAGCAGTTTAAGGACTATTATGGTGATGTACAACTCATCGCAGATTATTTTACAAAGAAAACATTTCAGGAATCATTTCAAGATAAGAAGTGTAAAGTAGTCTCATCTATTTCAATGTTTTATGATCTTCCCGATCCTGTACAGTTTGCAAAGGATATTTTTGATATTCTTGATGATAATGGTATTTGGACATGTGAGCAGAGTTATTTGCCAAGTATGTTAAAAACAAACAGCATTGATACAATCTGCCATGAACATCTTGAATATTACTCGCTGCATCAAGTTCAAGACATTGCTAATCGTGCTGGATTTAAAATTGTAGATGTTCTCTTTAATGACTGTAATGGAGGAAGTTTTAGGGTTTATTTTTCAAAGATTAATTCTTCACAGTTCAATGAAAATACAACACTTGTAAATAATATCCTTGAAGAAGAGCGTTTTATGAAAATTACTCAACCAGAAACATTTAAAAAATTTATTGTATCTGTTGATACTCAAGTTGCTAAACTTAAGGATTTTATCCAGACTATAAATTCATCTGGAAAGGAGGTATGGATCTATGGAGCCTCTACAAAAGGCAATTGTCTTTTACAATATGCAAAGATTGATTCAAAACAGATACGCTATGCAGTAGAAAGAAATCTGTCAAAGGTAGGAAAAATGACAGCAACCGGTATTGAAATTATTAGTGAAGAGACTATGCGAAATAATCCTCCTGCCGCTCTACTTGTACTACCGTGGCATTTTCGCAATGAAATTGTTGAAAGAGAGAAGGTCTTTCTAGAGAATAGGGGGCAACTCGTATTTCCCTTTCCATTATTTGAAGTTGTTTAGTTAGTATATAAAGGCAGATTCATATCTTTTAAAAAGATGAAGATCTGTTTTCTTTTTAGAGGAGAAACAATACGAGGATCTGCAAATTCTCTCAATAACGTGGGAAATTGGCAAACAATGTTATTCAAAGATCTCCCTCCTCAAGACTATGATATTACTTTTATAACATATGAATCATCTGTTCTTGAACTACTGACAAGTTTTCTCAAGCCCAAGACACTTCTGATCAAGCCATCCATTTCACAGATTCAAAATATGCGTGATGTTGCAGATTATTGTCTTGAAAATAAAGATATCTATGATCGATTTATTATTCTTCGTTTTGATGTACTCTATCGTATTCCACTCTTATCTTGGGATATATGGAAAGAACCAGGAATTACATTAGTTAATCGTGATGTTCACTGGTTTGATGAAAAACTCTATGCAGACCATGTCTTTATTGTTGATAAGGGATTTATTGAACCCTTTAAAAAGGCTGTTTATCATACTACACGACAGCCTCATCAAGTAGGACAGTATCTATTTCTTCATAAAGTACCTATTAATCTTATGTATGATACATTTCATACAAATGATTCTCATCCTCTTTATACATTGTCAATTGCTTCTGCAAATGATACATCCTTTAAGGTTAAGGAGATTGAAAATCCCCTTTTAAATAATCCCATTTTTTCATCATTTCTTGAGAAAGGAATTATATCAACTGATGTATGTAAGGTTCTTATCCCTTCAAAGAAAATTTTCTTCTCTAAATTGCCAGAAATTAACTATCTTAAAACAGTATTTAATTCTATCATTTGTATGAGTGATTTTACAGATGATATTAAAACAATTTATTCTGATTCTCAGTTTAGTTTTAATACAAGTACTCAGTGTTTTACAATTGATTTAGAAACATTTTCGTTAACAAACGATTTCTCAAGAAATCACGATTTTGCATTTGAACCAATTACTTATAAGGCAAGTGGATTACTGGGAGATTTTATTCAAGAACTTTCTATTATTGCTGAAAATTTCTATAAAACAGGTCGCAAAGGTATTCTCTATCTTTCAAATGAGTTCGAATTCCGTTTTGGAATACAGAAAGCATATGAAGATACAGAACAAATTATAAAAGAACAGATTTATATAAAAGAGTATACTATATGGAAGAATCAACCATATGAAATTAATTTAAGTTCTTGGAGACAGTCTCCTCTTCTCTATAAAAGAAATTGGAGAGAGATTTTTCAATCATTCTATACGGTTCCTTGGGGTTCTCATTCATGGATTGAGATTCCTAGACTCGAAAAATGGAAAGATATAGTAATTATCAATACATCTCCTTATAGGAATTTAAGTCCTAATATTAAGTATACCGAAATCTCCAAACAAGTTAGAACAAATCTTATCTTTATGTCTTTTAATCAAGCAGATTATTTTATATTCTTGGAGAGAACAGGCCTTTCAATTGAGTACCATTGTCCTGGTTCACTCTATGAATTTATCCAGGCCATTGCATCCTGTAAACTATTTATAGGAGAATTATCTGCACCTTTAGCCATTTCATTTGCATGTCATACAGAAACAATCGTTCCCTATATAGAGGGTGACGGAGATAGCATTCATAATTATAAATTTAATCTATTTTGGAATCATGTATACTATTCATTTGAAGAGTATCAAAAAGTTCAAGAGCATTAAGTATTGCATCATCCATATTAAAATACTTATAATTTGCTAAGCGACCTACAAAATAGATATCTTTTTCTTTTAGGGCAAGTTGCCTATACTTTTCATAGAGTGCCTGATTTTCTGGATTCGGTATTGGATAATACGGCTCACCTACATCTGATGAATACTCCTTGACAATTGTAGTATTTGATGTCTGTTGATTTAAAAAATGTTTGTATTCTATGATTCGTGTATAAGGCACCTCCTTATCTGTATAGTTGATAACAGAGTTCTCTTGAAAATAGGCTATCGGTAATTGCTCAATTTCAAATCGTAGTGATCTATACTCTAATTTAGGGAGACCAACCTCATGAAAATAGGTGTCAATTGGACCTGTATAGAAAATCTTTTCATAGTCTGCCTGCCCTTTTTGAAACTCTGTATTGAGCTGTACAGTAATATTTGGATGATCTAGCATGGCTGCACAAAAGGCAGTATATCCACCTTCAGGAAGTGCCTGATGCGGATCATCAAAATACCCCTCTTCAAATGAATATCGAATCGGTATACGAGACAACACACTGGCATCAAGTTCCCGCGGACTTCTATTCCACTGTTTCATTGTATATCCCTCAAGAACCTTCTCATAGATATCCCTACCAAAGCGTGCAAGACCGAGTTCCTCTGAATTTGTAGGTGCGGAGTTTGCAACTTGTTTTGATTCAAGAAAGGCCCGCATTTCTTCTCCTGTTTTGATATTCATATTATAGAGCATATTGACTGTCATAATATTAATTGGAACAGGAAACACTTGACCCTTATACTTTCCATAGACCTTATGATGCCAGGGAATCCATTTTGCAAAGTGATTTACATAGGTCCATACCCTTTCAGATTTTGTATGAAAGATGTGTGCACCATATTTATTCATAAGAATTCCGTTTGTATCTCTATAATCATAACAGTTTCCTGCAATATGATCCCGTTTTTCAAGTATAAGTACTTTTTTTCCTATGCTCGCATATCTTTCAGCAAGTACACATCCTGAAAGACCGGCGCCCACAATAAGAATAGTCATGTATTAATTAGAATAATAGTCCAGAATCTTAAGTATCTCATCCGCCTTGAGTGATATAGTCTGTTTTACTTTGTTGATAAACTCCATGTCAACTAAATCAGGATGCACATACCAATCCTCATGTTCACCATACGGGTGTCCTGCATGAACATCTGGAAATACAATGATATACCCACGCTTTGCTAGAATTTCACGAGAAATCTTACGTGTCTCAAAATAATCTCCACGATAAATATCATGTTCAAGTGTAATCGTGGCAAACTTGTAGGTGTCAAGTACATCTCTATCCAAATTTTCAAGCGTTATTAGTGTAGAGCGGTTCTCAACATCAAGATCCAACTGCAAGTAGTCAATATTCTTTGGAAATCCAACCTTCTCAAACTCATCACGGAAATTGATTTGTGTTGCATCACGAATCATATAATAGGATCTGGGCCGATGGATAGGATATAGATGTTCAAATGTATTGTCATACTCAATCATAAATCCAGACCATCCATATCTATTTTCCAGTAAATATGTATTATTCACACCAATCGGATGATTTGAACCTATTTCAAGAAAGGTTCCATTCGTCTTCTCCTTCATACACTTAATAACATAATAATCCTGCGCAGATTGACCATAGTATTTTTGCATTCTACAGTTTCTATCACCAATATCTTTAGGTTTAAAGTATTTACAAAGAATTCTATAAAATGCACCTTTTTTATATTACATGCGCAGTTACACCAACTGTAGAAAAATCTGTATTTTCATCTGATGTACGCTTGCTGCAAATTGTAAAGAGTATTGAATCTGTAAGAAAACAGGTTGCAAATCCATTTATTGTTCTCTTAGAAACAGGCTCTGCAACAGAAGAACAAAAGAGTTTTTTAGAGGGACTTGTTGATTTCTATATAACTATTAATGTGAGTTCACTTGTAAAGAGTCGAGGTGAAGCAACAATGATTTATACATTTCTTTCATCGCCCTGGTTTCAAGAAAATAAGGACCGATTTGAAACATTTAGCAAACTGTCTGGACGGTACTTTCTTCTTGATTCATTTGATATGACTCGTTATCCGCTTGACAAGATCTTCATTCGCTTTCGCTGGTTTACGGATGGTGAAGGTGTATTTGAAACGCGTTATTACAGAATTCCTCGTACAAAGATTGATGCATATGTGAATAATATGAATAAACTTGTCAATACTCACTATTATATTTTTAAACAACTTGATGTTGAACATATCTATTTTTTATGTGATTACTTCCCACTTGAAGACACTATTTATGACCAGCCTATTGGACTAGGAGGATGGGGAACAGGTGATGGACGATATTTTGAAGAATAAGATTAGATAAACTTAAACCCCTTGAGTTTCTTAGCCCCCTTCGGCCACACAGTCTCTTGTAGGATCTTACGTGCATCTGTAAGTTCCTTCTCCTTGAAACTTGCTTCCTTAAGACGTTCTTGTAGTTCCTTGGTCTCAAGTTCGGCCTTGGAGTCTTCTATGCAGTAGCGTTGAAACCAGAGAACAAGTTTCTTCTCTTTCTCCGTACAATCTAATAGATTCTGCTTTGTGTAGAGTTCAGGATTTAATACACCCTGCACAATATCTTGTTGTTCCTCCTCTGAAAGAAGTTCTTTGAGAGTCGAAACAAGTTCCGTCTCAGCCTGCTTTACAAGGCTCATCTGCTCAGCATAAATCTGATCCATCTTCTTTTTCTGAT